CCTTGGATCGTAAGGTGTAGTCTCTGTAAATATTTCTTCGTCGTCATAATCTAAAGAACCATACACCTCATCGGTAGAGACATGGTGAAATTTTTCTACTCCCACTTCTAACGCAGCGTTCATCAGATTGATAGTGCCTATCACATTTGATTCTAGAAATGGTTTATAATTCTTGATCGAATTATCTACATGACTCTCTGCAGCAAAATGAAATACCTTTTTTGGATTGTATGTTTTGAAGATATGATTGACATGTTTTTCATTTGCAATATCACACCATACAAATTTAGTCTTAGTATCTTCTTTGATGAAATTTATATCAGAGGCGTATGATAAAGAATCTATGACAACAATCTCATCGTCACATACCCTTTGAATATAATTTACAAAATTACTACCAATAAAACCGGCACCACCAGTAACAAGATACATTAGTAATGACCCCAAGAAAAATGATCAACTCTATTAAAATCATCTTCAAGTCTTACAATATCATCTTCCACACACTTACCTCTTTGAATTTCTATAATAGTCAAACCTTTTTTACCTGCTGCCATTCTGTGTCTCATCTCTATACCTATAAAAAATTTATCACCCCTATAGCATTCAGTTTCCATATTACCTTGAGTGACTATTCCACTGCCATCCACAACAATCCAGTCCTCAGTTCTATACCTATGGAACTGAAGACTAATTCTCATTTCTGGATTGAGATGAATTTGCTTTACACAATAATCTTCACCTCTTACAAGGACTTTGAACCATCCCCATGGTCTAGTCTCTTTTTCGATCATTTTGATTGTACAAGTGCCCAGTCTCTATCAAATAATTCAAGACCTTTATCAGTGAGAATATGATTGTACATCTTCTCAAAAATACTAGGTGGCATTGTGCATATGTTTGCTCCGTTGAGAAAAGAATCTGACACATGCTGAACACTTCGTATTGATGCAGAAAGAATCTGTGTTTGAGATCCATGCATACGATATATACTCGCTATCTGATTTATAAGACCAATACCATTGACAGATTGATCATCTAATCTACCCACGAAAGGAGAAACATATGCTGCTCCTGCCTTTGATGCAAGTATTGCCTGTGCTGCTGAGAAAACAAGAGTGACATTCACTTTGATGCCATCAAGAGCGAGTGATCTACATGTTCTAAGACCATCAGGTGACAGTGGCACCTTGATAGTGGTAGGATTGACGCTAAGTTTTTTACTTTGAAATGCATATTTGCTATGCAGTCTCCTACCTTCGTCAGTCATAGTCTTCTCGTCGCCAACAACTTCCATGCTGATGTCACGAACACCAAAGTCTGCTAGTTCTTGGTAAACGTCCTCCGGGTCTCTACCACTCTTACGGATAAGAGTAGGGTTTGTAGTAACACCGTCAATAAGACCAGTTCCATAATACTTCTTTATTAATTCTGTGTCTGCTGTATCTAAAAAGATTTTCATGCGTCAAAATACTCCTTTAGAATTGTGATTTGTTCATGGTATCTAGATATTTCATTCAACTCTGTTTCAATAGCACCCATAACATCAGGATGCTCACCGATACCAGTGGGATATGTAAAATATATTTCTACATTTGCTTTGTGTTTTGCTATCTGTCCTTCTGCATGCTTGATGAGATTGTTGACGAGATTGTCTCGTAGATGAATCATAATACATTATAAACTACATATAGTATATAATACATAAATAAAATTGTCAATATACAAGTTTAATTCAGGAGAATTACCCTATGGCATTAACAAAAAATTCTGAGATTGATAGAATAATCATCAGAAAACCATATAATACACTTCGCTTGAGAACAAAAGATACAATAGTTGAAAATGGTACAGAAGTGACACGAGTTTTTACTCATACAACAATAAATGCTGGATCAGTTGATGGAAGTGGCAATTGGATAGATACTGATGTGTCTCAATACGGTACAGAGATTCAAAATATTGCTACAGCGATATGGACTGATGCTATCAAAACTGCATATAAAGAATATCTAGAAACTGTTGCAAATCTATAATTACATATAAGTACATTTGTACTTACCCTACGCAAGTAGGGTTTTTTTTTGTCATTACAAAGTCCATACCCAAAATATTTTATCTTTTGATATACCTACTCTCCTATTATGTCCATGACTATTAAGTTCTGGTGTTGTTTTTATTATATTTCCATCATGTTTTGGAATGAATTGGCACTCAACAACCTTATGCTTACTATGTAACCATTCTACAATTCTATCCTTATCATATGGTAGTCCATTATTTTTATCAAGATATTTCCATACAGATATAGAGTTACAATAAGATAACATGATGCAACCCGGTTTTGCTATCCTATATATCTCATTTAAAAATGTACGATCACCAAAGATCCATAAATGAGAACCTAAACAGATTATACGATCAGCTACATTATCTTTTAACTGGGTGCATCTCATATCATTTAAAAGATTTACATGAGGATAAGGGTTTTTATCTAAATTGATTAAGTTTTTTATACCACGACCTTCAAACAGACCACAACCTGATCCCATATCAACTACACACTCAGCATCTTTCAAGTTATATTCATTGTAAATTTTCTGGACGACTGGATCTTCTAAAAATCTCTTATCTACCATCTCTTGAATTTCATTTACAGAATAAAAATTCATAAGTTCAACGAACTTCTGTCCTGTTTTATTTTTAAACTTATGTTTTTTTCTATTAGGGTCTAAAAATTTTTGTATATTTTTAGACCTCTCATTCGCCTCTAAAGTAAACTTCTTTAATAAAAATGCTGAGAGTGTAGGTGATATTTGACCATCTCCACCTTGTAATGTAGCGTTACCTTTAACTTGTCCACCAACGTCTAGTTCAATAGTATTTTCAGTCAAACTACCTTTAGTATGTCCACCACCAGTAACACCTAAAGCACCGTTAGCATTGATATTACTCGGCATATTTTAAGACTAATAATTATTGGATATTATATATAGTGATAGCAAATAATCGGTAATTTCATGAAGAAGTACTTACCACTTATATTATTAGCAGGATTTGGTTCTCCTGTATTTGCAGACATCACGCACAAGATGCAGTCTAGTATACAATTGCAGACTAATGCTGCAGCAACACAAGTTTCAAGAATCGGATCCACATACTCTGTCTCCGGATCAGGTGTTTCTACAGATGTAGGTGGCGGTGGATCTCCCGACCTAAACGTCGGTGGTCTTGGTTCACTCACAGATGGAGTAGGACAAGGTTCTATTGCTACAGCGACTCACACTGCAGGCACAGCGTTCTCATTCTCTCAATCATTTATTGAAGGTGACGCTATACAAACTACTGCTCCATCTTTAGGTGCTATCAGTGCATATTCAGATCAGACATCTACTGGTGTAGGTACTGGTACTGGTACAGGTACTGTAACATCAGCACATGCTATAACAGCAGTTGGTGGCGGAAGTGGTACAGTAACTACAGGTCAATTCGTAACAGAATTAGTAATCGACTAAATTATGATAAGAAGACTTCCCTTCTTATTACTTCTAGCACTAGCAAATCCTGCTAGTGCTGTCCCTGTGGTACCTAATTTTACTCAGGGATCAATGACCTCACACACGGAAACGACTTCCACCGTGACTGAGACCATTAATTCAATGGATTATAACACTGGGTATCAATACTCGGTATCGGGTGTTAATGTACAGCACGATGGTTCTGGTATAACGCCGGATACTGGAACTCAATCTATAACAAATAACGGTGTGACTTCAACATGGACAGACTTGAACACTTCACAAAAACCAAATTGGACACTAACAACTCCGGGAGCAGCGTTTCAATTCACGGAGACATACAAAGCCCCCGGTCTTTCGACTCATACTATAATACAAAGAACCACCACAATCCAAAGCGTAACCGATACAACAAGTATATTCAGTCAATAATTGCAACTCTTAGTGCTATAACAATACCTTATACTATAACTCCATCCTATGCTACTGATGTAGGAGGAGTCAGTGCGACAGCAAATCCCGTCGCCAACTCTAGTGGGTCAGTAACCAATCAGGCAATACAGGTTTTACAAGGTCCGTATATGACTAACACCTTTGGTGATGGTATATCTTGTCAAGTTCCCACCGCCAATATTACTCCATACGCCACCAGAACAGGATCATGGACCGATCCTTACGAAGATTATTGGTTAGATCCCGTGTACAACAGTCTAGACGCCAATGATGATGGTGTGCCAGACAATCCGGGAGAAATTTTATTCTATAAACCAGTTAGAACTGGACAGAAATCAAATCAAAATATTAATCTAGGGTTCTCCGCAACGATTAGTTTCTCATTAGATAAAAAAGCAAGAGAGTTATGTAAAGAAGCAGCAACCTTACATAATGAATACCGTGCACAGTTGACTGCAAATAAAAGGTTGGACTTTGAACTTGCTCGACTCAAGAATTGTGGAGAACTTATGAAATCTGGAATCACCTTCCATCCAAAATCACCTTATGCTAGTATATGTGCTGATGTAGTAGTAAACAATGTGAATACAATAAAAAATCACACACACTCTATACCACAAAAGGTATCGAACAATGCTAATGCTTTGCAAGAAGTTTCTATAGGTAATAATTAATATTTCTTATATCTATTAACAGTACTTTTTTTAGGAAGTTTGAAGGGGAACAACCCTTTCTTTTCTCTATATCTATTCGTTGCGATCTCACTCCTTGATAGTCTAGGAGGTTCTTTACCAAATGCCCTCTTAATTTTTTTTGCAAGTTGTTTGATTATCGGTTTGACAACTCTTAATATTAATGGAGTTGCTGCTGCAGCACCAGTTGCTATCACGGCAATAGCAGTTGTTGTGCTTACCTCGGAGGGAGAAGGTAGATACTCTTCAACCCAAGTTGGAGGTGCTTCTTCGGTGGTGATAACCTCTTCATTTTTAGTTGTCTTTGGTATCTCAGGTATTGGAGGAGTTTCAAGGGTCGGTTGCTCCGTGTTTGCTACTGGTGGAGGTGGTGCCTCCTCAATGATTATCAAATCCTCTGGTGTATATTCGATAGGATCGAACGATGGAGTCTGAGCATCACAAATAACTTGAGTCCCATCTGGATCATCATCCTTCAGAACTCTATTCTTCTTACCATCTTTATGTGCCTCTACACACCCCGGCACATTTATGATAG